CTTCTACCTGTGTGGTATCTTCCACGACTGGCTCGCTTTCTGTTGGTTTGGTTTCTTCAGCAGGGATGACTTCCTCTGCTGCGATCTCTAGCACTTGAGCAGACTTAAAGGCTGGCTCTGTAACTAGAGAAACTTCTTTTAACTTCGCTGCTGTGACTACTGTGTGTCCAGCGCGTGATGGTTGTGATGAAATGATTTCTGCACCGATTGACAGCCCTGAAACCAATCCTTCTTGTGCCATGACCAGAGCGTCATTACCGCCTGTGCTACGGCTTAAACGAAATACGGCGTAAATGCCATCTGGTCGTACAGTTGCAGAAATCATTTTTCCTACGGGCTTTTTCATGTCATGCTGACTTAAAAGTCGAATCTTGCTTGGATCGTCAATCTCGATAGAACCAGCCTCGAATACAACGCCACCAAGATTGGTGTTGCCGATTTCGCCAGTTCCCATTGGAACGATTTTGCCGCTAATCTCGCGGCGCTCTTCGCTGCATTCGATTGAGGATGCTTCGATGTATAGAGTTTCCATTAACTTAGACCTTCGCTTCCGTTAGGAGTTAAATCTGTCATTTCCATAGCCTGTTCAGTTGTAATCAGCCCTAGAGTTAGCATCTTCTCAATGACTTCAAGTTCCTTGATTGGGTCTTGCTTGAGGAAGGTGTCAAAGACTGCAAAGCGGACTTCGTGTCCTGCTGTAGAGATGTCGTCCATAGATAGACGAGTCTGAATAGCCTGAATGTACGGCTCGATGCTAAGCGCGAAGAATTGCTTGCGCTCTTCTGTCACGTTTGCATAAGTCATTGTTGTGTTCTGATCTGCTGACAAGTAGTAAGCAGGTACGTTCATAGCGCGAGCAATTTCAGTAGATAGGTTCTGAATTGCCTCGTTATACATCATGTCTTTAGGTGAGAACTGTGTGGAGTGGAACTCAAGAGTGCTAGTGAGGTAAGCAGTAGAGTTATTCTGGCGGCTACGCTTCCAAGCTGCTAGAACTCCAGAGACCTCGGCTTGTGGCAAGTCTGCGCCTGTGTTCTTTAAGATGCCGCTAGACATTGGAGTAGCTGAAGCAATAGCAGCAGCCTTGTTAATGTCAATCGCTGACTGGATAGTGCGACCTGCGCGTTCTAGAACGCCTTCATCGAATCCCTGAATAGTTACGATGTCGTTCATGGCGATAGGAGCAGCATCAACGTAATACTGCGTAATCATGATGCCTTCAAGGTCAGTTGTGAATGTAACGCGTGAGTTAGCAATCCATTCGAACGCAGCAGGGCGTCCATCCTCTGCATAACGCTCTGTAACGCGAAGATAAGAGACTCCGTAGAACAAGAGTGAATCTACGATCCAGCAGATAGTGATAAATGATGGCTGATTCTTTGCAAGTTGATTAACCCAACGTGGCGCAGCCATAACTTCACCTGTGCGCTTGTTGTAATACTCAAGAGGGATTCCTGCGACTGTGCCACAGATTAGGTTGCGGGCTCTTGCTACAGAACTGACGCTCATAGCCTCTTTGCGAGATACTCGAAGTGTAAGCGAGCTATAGAGTGAGGGCAGATTCTCGCCCATGACCTGTGGCGCAAGCTGCGCTTCTAATATTTGTGGCTTACGCGAGAAGAGACCCATAGAAGGCAATTATACACTATATGTAGATTATTCTGTGTATATAGCCGCTACCTGTTGTGGTTTGTAAAGCATGTGAACAACCATGGCGGTTGCAATCGCTCCAGAGACATCGCCCGCGCTCTTACGTTTAACAATGCGCCAAGCCGAATCATTTACCTTGGCTGCGCAGTTATTCATCTGCTGAATCCAGTTCTCTTGACCCGCATGCACGACCCTGTGGTTCACCAGTCCATCGAGCAGGTCTCCGCAAGCCTGATAGAACGATGCGCCAGAGATGTCTTGGGTTATGCAGCCCGCGTTGCTTAGCTTGTCGGCTATCGACTGCGCCGTGTATTTATCGAAGCAGATTTGGCGGGGTCTGTAGTTATCCGCCCATGCTTTAATATCCGCCGCAATTTTAAGATCATCGACTGACACTTGGCTTTCCCATGTTTGGAGTATGCCAACTCCGATTCGACCATCTGGCAATATTTGACCAGCCACGAGGCTCGCATTTCGCCGAGATGGACTAACATCAAATGCAAAGACTGTATAACCACCCACAGGAATCTCGAGTGTTGAGTCGCTCGTATCTTCAAGGACACCATGAGGCCAAGGAGACGCGAGGCTATCAATCCATTGGCATAGCAACTCAGTTCTAGTATTTTCAATCGGGCTAGTAGCCACAGCTTCTTCAAGGGCTTCCTCGCTTATCGTATATCCAAGTGCTGGGTTGGCTTGAGCCCAACCTACGCGGTCTGTAATCTTGCAATATTGGGGAGCGCTGTACTCATAGAACCCGAAGCTCTTAGGCGGGTTCTCTAGCGCCCTTTCTCTCATGCCATTAAGGACTACCGAGAAAGCGTCTCCTGCATTAGAGGTAAGAAGCGTCTGAGCGTTTGGACGCGCTCTAGTTGTAGGGATAGCCGCTCGAAATCCTTCTTCGTTAATCTCTCGGAGCTCGTCGATGAAGAGAAAGTCTGCTGTTCTGCCGCGAGAGCCATCTCTAGTTGCCGCAACAACGTCCAGCCTTCTTCCGTCCAGCATCTCAATAGACTCTGTGCCGTTGGCGTACCTGATCTGCTTAACGAATCCCTTGAGGTGGTCATTGTTCTCCAATACTTGAGCGACTTGTCTAAAAGTGTCCAGAGCCATGCTTCGATTCGATGACATGATGAGGACGTTCTTACTATCCCACTTCAGCAGGTGAGCCAAGATAAGCATACGAGCTAAGTGGGTCTTTCCGTTCTGTCTTGCGATAAGTAGCAGGTTTGTCTTGCGAATCCACATGCCCTTCTTGTCCACGCCCAGCATGTCCTTGAGGACGTACTCCTGCCATGGAAGCAGCGGCATATCTATGATCGTGCAAAGGTCTTTTACGTCTTGGAGTTTATTAGCGCCCTTTAATGGGATGCTGGCAAGCCTTGGTTTGGTTGCCCCTCGTAGGGCTTTGGATCGTGCGGCAGCCATCGGGTTAATTCCCGACTGGTCTGGCTGTAAATGGACTGTCTTGGTGGATTACCGACTGTGTCGGAGAGGGATAGGCAGAAATAACAACTCAACGGCGTACCTCACTAGCACTCTTGAGTTTCAGTCCACACAGTTCTCACCTAAAGACATGATGTACAACGAGGCGATTCAGAACCTATCTACTGAAATTGCCCGCGCTATGAACGTACCTGCTTACTACTTGTCAGCGGATCAGAACACAACTATGACTTATGCAAACGTGACAGAAGAGCGCAAGCAATTCTTCGCGCTTAGCATCGAGCCTTACATTCAGGCTATCCAGACTCGTCTATCTATGGATGACATCTCTACAGCAGGACACGAAGTCCGCTTTGCAGTCTTTGACACCTTCTTCAAGCAAGACCCAATCAAGGAACTTGAAGTCATTGAGAAGATGCTATCCCTAGGGCTGATTACAACTGAACAGGCTATGGAAATGACAGATTTAACTCCTAACGGAAGTGAGGGACTATAATGGAAACTCTATACATCGAAGCCTCCTCAATCGAGTGTAGCGAAGAACGCCGCGAGATTAGCGGCAAAATCGTACCTATGGGAACTGGCGAAATCGGCAACACCAATCTTGGTGGCGTTGTATTCGAAGCTGGTTCTATTGAGATTGACGATCCATCAAAGATTAAGTTGCTATCACAGCATGACTTAAAGAAGCCTATTGGTCGCATGGTTACAGCCACAGTTCGTCCAGATGGCATCTATGCAACCTTTAAGTTGTCACGTTCAACAGGTGGCAACGATGCACTTGTCATGGCACAAGAAGGACTCGTCTCTGGCTTGTCAATCGGTGCAGAGATTATTGCATCAGCACCATCACGCGCTGGACACACAGTAGTCACAGCAGCCAAGTTAAAAGAAGTTTCTCTAGTTACAGAGCCAGCCTTTAAGTCTGCTCAAGTGCTAGAGATCGCAGCAGAAGAAATGGAAGCTGCAACTAGCACTAAGGAAAAGACTACGACAATTAACACAGTTATCGTAGAAACCGAAATCGAAACAGAAAGCGAGCCACAAGTGGAAGAATCAACCACTCCTGTAGAAGCTCCAGCAGTTGAAGCAGCAGCACAAGAAGCGGCTCGCCCAACAGTTGCAGCATCTCACTATGTCCGCGAGCGTGTAGCACCTATTTCAGGAGCGCAATACCTCGAAGCATCTATCAAGTCAGCCCTAGGTGATGACGAAGCCCGCCGCGTAGTACGCGCAGCAGACGATTCAACATCAACCAACACAGGACTTACACTCCCACAGCACCTCAACACATTCATCACAGACACCTTCACAGGTCGTCCAGCGTTCGAGGCAGCAACACGTCAGGCACTCATTGACTCTGGAATGTCATTCACAGTTCCACGTCTTTACACAAACGCTTCATCTGCTGATGTCGCTCCAACAGTTGCAGACACCAACGAAGGCGCAGCACCATCAGAGACTGGCATGACATCTGCTTATGACACAGTTTCAATCAACAAGTTCTCTGGTCTCCAGCGCGTATCTTTCGAGCTCGTAGATCGTTCATCACCTGCCTTCATGGAATTGATGATGGCTGAACTCCGCAAAGCATACGAGAAGGCAACAGATACAGCACTTCTCAACGCTTTCATTGCTGACGGCACAGCAGCCGCTACAACAGCAGCAACAGCAGCAGGACTCCAGTCATTCATCTCTGTAGAAGGCGCAGCCGCATACAAGGGTACAGGCGGAGACTTCGCTAACAAGCTCGTTGCATCAACAGACCAGTGGGCAGCAATCGCAGGATACGCTGACTCAACAGGTCGCGCACTTTACTCTGCACAAGGCGCAACACAAAACGCATCAGGCAACGCGGTAGCGACCTCGGTCGTTGGTGGCGTACTTGGTACAGACCTCATCGTGGATCACAACATTGCAGCATCAGGCATCGTAGATAACTCTGCGTTCCTCGTTGCTCCATCATCAGTCTACGTCTGGGAGTCACCAACAACCCAGCTTCGTGTGAACGTACTTACATCTGGCGAGATTGAAATCAACCTCTACGGATACCTCGCTATTTACTTGGCTAAGTCAGGTAAGGGCGTTCGTAAGTTCAACCTTACATAATAGCAATACCCTAAGTCGCTAGGGGGGCTGCCAGAGCCCTTGCAGCTCCCCTAGTCTTTAGAAAGGATAACAATGAGCATTACCACAGTCGCGGAACTAAGGTCGGCACTTGGAATCGGTACGCTTTACACCGATGCCGTTCTTCAGTCTGTCTGCGATGCTAGTGATAATGTCTTGTTGCCTTTTCTATGGACTAACACGACTCCAGTAGTGGCTCACGCTAACCAAGGCACAGTCGGAACTTTATTCTTTAATGACTATGTGCAAGACATCTTCTATGTTGGTCAGACAGTTAATATCACAGGCTGCGGCTCACACTACAACGGCAACAAGGCAATCACAGGCATCGGCGAGTACAGCATTACAGTTACTACTGATCATGTAAGCGATGCGACCCGCCACCCTATTAACCCTTACGGACAGGTAGCAGCATCTACTTACACAGATTACACAGAGATTCCAGCCATCCAAGAGGCTAGCCTTATGATTAGCGTGGCTATCTGGCAAGCGCGTCAAGCTCCAACAGGTCAAGGCGTATCTATTGACGGCTACGCACCAAGCCCATACACCATGTCTAACCAGCTCATGGCTCGCGTTCGTGGCTTACTTGCGCCTTACCTAAGCCCTAACTCTATGGTGGGCTGATGCCAGCGATAACCACCCTACGCAGCACGATTGCGGCTGCCCTAACTGACAACAGCAAGTGGAGCGTGTTCTCGTTCCCACCTGCTACGCCTATCGCTAACAGCGTTATTGTCAGCCCTGCTGATCCTTATCTAGTGCCTAGCAATAATGACTACACAGCCATTGCACCACTAGCGAACTTCACTATTACTATCCTTGTGCCATTACTGGACAATCAAGGAAACCTCGCTGGGATTGAGGATGACGTAGTACGCCTCTTCCAGCTTCTCGAAGCATCGAGCATTGTGTTCAACGTAGGCAGCGTGTCCAGCCCTAAAGTGCTGAACCTACCTACTGGAGACTTACTGGCTTGCGATGTCGCAATCAGTACCCTAACGGAATGGAGCTAGTCATGAGCGACTGGGAAAAGGAGCGAGACGCTTTTCTTGCGAAAATCGGACAAACTCCAGA